CTGAAGAAACAACGATCCAGTTAGCACCACCTCTTAATGTAGTCTTATGGATTTGAGCTGAAATTTGGTTAACCTTAGTTACCAAAGTTTGGTTCCAATCTTTTTGAGTGTAACCTTGTAATGTAGCACCTGATGCTCCACCGTATTTCCACTCATTGTAATCCCACTTAGCTTTCCAAGCTGCACCTTTACGTAAATCACGTAAAATTTCACGGTCAACTTCTGCTGCAATTTGCTCAGATAATAAAGCTGTTAATTCAGCTTCAGCATCGATGTTGTGGAATGCACTAACGTCTTGAGCCAATTCAGGAGACCATGTAGCTCTTAATTTTCTTTCAGTTACAGAAACTGTTACTGATTGTAAATCGAAAGAAACTTCACCAATTTGATCTTCAAATTCTAAAGTATCATAAGTTCTGAAAGTTAATGTGAAATCACCGATAGTTGTACCTGTAGGTAATGTGATGTTAGAGAATCCAGATGTTGCACTGTAGTTCTGCATATCAACACTTACGTAGATAACTCCATCAGCATCACAGATATCATTGTAGTTACCTGAAGGGTAGTTAGTAGAAGATGCAGTTGAACCATATTCAACAATACCTTTACCATACTTCTGAGTAACAACGTTGAAGTTCTTAGAGTCAGTTAAGTATTTAACTTCAGCTGATGCTAAAAATTCTTCAGTATCCATTGCGTTACCATTTGGTCCGATTAATTTACCTTGACCATCTTTTGCAAATCCTGTAAATTTCAAGATTAAAGATGATTGTGCGTTTGATGAACCAGTAACACCAGAAACTGCAATTGCAGAAACTGAACCATTACTGAAAGTAACAGCAGAAACAGCGGTTAAAGTTACAGCTGAATATTGACCTTTTGAGTAATCAAAAAGACCTGTATCAGGACTGTTACCATCACCTGCTTCGTAGAATCTGTCATATAAGTTACCACCTGTGTAACCAGTTGCGGCGCTTCCACCAGCACCTGGCATACCATATGGAGAATAGTGACCTGCTCCGTTTCTTTCCTGAATTTTAGGAATGAAGAAGAATAATTTACCAATTGGTAAGTTCATAGCTTGTACTGACACGATGTCGTTAGCTAATAATTTAGAGAATACACGACGAATGATTGGGAAAACCACAGTCTCGAATGAACCAGACGCATCAGCTACTGCTGCTTCGTTGATTAAATAAGACGCTTGGTTTTCATATAATTGCGCGATGTTATCTTTTTGGTGACCGTCAAGACCTTCTAAAAAGCCTAAGTCATCCCATTTTCTGATGGTATCTTCTTTGATAACACGAAGGTGCTTAAGACCGATGTTACCTACCATACCTGATTCTAATAATGCTCCCATTTTGTATGTTTTTGTTTTTTTGTTTAATTTATTATTTTATTTTTCCCATTAAATCTTTCATTCTTCTGAATTGTGGATTCTCATAAGCTTTAGCTTCTGATAACACTTCTTGAGATGATGATGTAGATGGGGTGTTAGAGATTTTTCCAACTACTGACTCGGTAACTGTTGTTTTTGTACCTAATTCAGATTTGATTGTGTTGAATAAACCTTTAGATTCATTCATCGTTGAAACTGAATCAAATCTCTTTAATATGTTCAATTTCTCTTGTTTAGTAGTAGAGTGTTCAGTAAATAAACGTGTAGCGTAAGCTAAGTTTGCATTAAACACAGCAACTTCGTTAAGTTTGTCTTTGAATAAAACTAAAGCCTTCTTGTATTCAGAATTTTGTTTCTTTAACTTTTCAACTTCTTCGTTCATTTCGTGACGACCAGTCTTGTATTTTGTTTTTTGAGATGGTCCCCTAACTCCCGTTCCAAATGTTCTTGCTGCTTCAGTAGCTTCGATTTCCATCTCATCACCTTCAGCAACTTCTTCTTCATCTTCTTCTTCATCAATCTCAATTTCGTAAATTGTTTCTTCCTCATCAGTTTCCATATCATCACCCATCATATCCATTTCTGAAAATTCATCTTCTTCAGTACCGAATTCGGGTTCAGCATTAAACTCAGAGTCAGATTCCATTTCATCATCAAGTTTGATAATATAATCGTCTTCTCCGTCACCAAACTCAATGTTATTTCCGTCTTTCTTAACTACAATACCATCTTCTGGTTTCATCGCTTTGAAAACTTTTAATACTTCATCATCTGAAGCACCGGTCATATCCATTACGTCCTCATCTTCAGAACCTTCTTCTGCTGGTGGTAAAGCGAGATCTTCATCTCCTTCTTCATCATCTTCAGAATCTAATCCTTCAATGTCTTTGTTTGGTTCGTTATCGAGGTCTGTATCATTTTCAGAGTCGTCTGCTGTTGCATCGTCATCTGACATATCGTCTTCCTCTTCTTCAGGATCAACTTCATCCTCAGGTTGTTCACCCATCGGCATTTTAGTTTCATCCTCTTCTTCCAATGATTCTTTAAGCAAGTCATTCAGTTCTTGTTTCATGGTTGAAGCAAGTATACCCTTTGCATTTTGCTTTACTGCTTCTTCAAGTGTTTGTACTTGAAGTAACGCTTGTTCTAAAATTGATTTTTCAGTCATTGTGAAATTTTGTTTTATTATCTAATAAATAGTACGACTTTAATAAAAAGTCTTATTTTTAATATTTGTATCCCTATAAAATTGGTTATTTACTCAAAAAAGTATCTAATTTTCCCATAAGTTTGGACATTCTATCATCAACCGCGGGTTTTTTAATTTCTGATTCTTGATATTGGTCCCTATCTGAGGGGTCACTAAAAATGTATGCACCTGGAGTTGATGGGGATGACACTAAATCAAAACATACCAATTCAAAGTCATCCTGAACAATGTTTTGACCTTTAATGTTTTTTAAGGAACCAACACCACGAGAGGATATACCCAAAGTAGCTCCGTTCATAATTAACATAGCCGCTTGGTCACCCTTAGTGGATACAATACCCATCTTCTTCCATCCTGGCGAAGTGAATAATTTTATTTTACCCATAAGGATTTTTCCGTCCCAATAAGTTTCAAGAATTGAATGAGAAACTCTATCTAAATCGATAAGAGATGATGAAGGGTGATTAAGTTCGTTTAATGCTCCTCCCTTCTTAATAAGTGATTGGTATTTTTCGTTTTCTCTTTTAAGTAACATCTCAGGATAAATCCTTCCGTTCTTATTTGGAGTGTCGTATTTTTGTAAAACGGCATAAAGGATAAGGTCTTGTGAAAAGTCCATATCCCTCATTTCCGAAATAATTTTCTTGTTTTGTTCGGGAGAAACATGACCTGCGTCATATTCTATTAAAATTCCTCTACCCGTTTCGTTTGGTCCTAATATCTTCATTTATAGATTTTATTACTATAAATACATCAATACCAAGGTTATTTCTTGCTTTTGTAAAAATTGAATAGTTTTTTATCAATTAAACCATCCTCAACAACGGATTCGGTCAAATCTGTGATAAATGTTTTTATTTCCTTTGATCTAATATCGAATTGCTTTTCAACATATAAAGTTATTTCTAAATTCATAAAAGACTTTTTTTCAATCTTAATTCCTTTGGTTCTTATATCTAAATCAACAATTGATTGTTGTTTAAAACTTGAATTGTTTAAATTATAAATTAATTCTTTTATTTTTCTTCTTGATTTTGAAATTAGATAGTCATAATCGTCAGTTTCATTTTCTGGTTGCAACCAAGAATTTAATTTTACATAAATAGTTTTAAGATTTTTAAAGTCTACTGTACCATAACCATACTTTACATTGTTGTAAGTCCCTAATGGGATATACTTACCTGTTTTCATTAATTTTATTCATTATCTTTATTTTATGGTGTTATTAAAATATATGAAAAAAATGTTGTAAATCCAAAATATTTTATATATTTGTGGTATAATTATATATTATGATAATAATTGACGTAACAAAAGAACGTAGTATCGAAACAGCATTAAGAACCTATAAGAATAGAGTTCAAAAAACTAAGCAAATTCAAAAATTGAGGGAAAGGAAGGAATTTGTTAAACCTTCAGTCACTAAAAGGAAGGAAGTTTTAAAAGCGGTATATGTTCAACAAATAAAAAATGGTCTTAATTAAGACCATTTTTTAATTCTGTTAATCTGTAGTAGTTGTACTTAGATGTTGTCATTTGACTAACTTCATCTTTTACTTTATTTAGTTTAGTGGTTAAATCGGGGTCGTTCGATTCACTTAAAAGTGTAGATACCTGATTAATGATTGATTCTTGTAATTCATTGCTCTTAGTAATTAAATCATCATAAGAAATTGATAAAATATTTTTTAATTCTTCTTTTTGTGATTCTGATAATGTGTTAGAATATAATACGTTAAAATTGTTTGCTAATACCGCTTGTAGTAATGTTTCGTTAGGAACAACAGTCGAATCTTTAGATTCTTTAATTTCCTTTTTAGTTGTTAAATGTTCTACTAATTTCTTTTTTGCAATAACTTTCTTTTCAATATTTGATAATGAATCTTTTTCTGATAACATATCTAAAGATTCATATAATTCTTTAGTTTCGATTTCAACCTCACCTAATTTAGTATTTAAAGATTCACAAAACATATTTAAACTATCCCAATTACCTATTGGTTGACCAAAATATGTATTTAATCCCTCAACATATAATTTTGCTGTTTCTTTATCCTCAATATATTTGTTTTCAATTTCTTCGTAAAACAAGTACATTTCTTTAAAGTCTTTGTTTTCTTTGATTGTGGCTAATATATTCTTAATTTCTGTCTTATTTTCATTTGCATAAGATTCAGTCAATTTGTTTAATAATTTAGATTTAAGTGCCCCAAATTTGTTCATTTTTAGTCGTTTAAAATATCGTTCAATTTATTTTCTATTTCATAAATATTCTGTTGTGCCTTTTCCATGTCAAACAAAACATTAAAATCTTCTTTTTCTTCACCTAACATACCTAATATTTTTGATTTTTTAGATGTTGCTTCACTTAAAGGAGCTTCTCCTCCTCCACCCGCCGCTGGAGGTGGTGGTATTCCTCCCATGTCTCCACCAGCACCCTCACCTCCGGATGCTGCTGCTTCTGCTGCCGCTCTCTCCTCTTCAGGAATTCCATATTTCTTATCAACCTCATCAAATACACCAGAACGTTTAATAATAAGTTGACTATTTTGTAATTCAAAACCTACCGCTCTTTCTAAACGTTGTTGTTGTAAATCAAGTAATACCTCACTATCACTCATACCTAAGATATTTTTCTTAGCCCATGTATGTGATACTGGTAAGATACCTACTTGAGATTGATCAGATGTCGCATCTTTGTAAAGAGTAATCTTTTCCTTCCATGTTTCAATCTTTAATAAATCTGATTGCTGTGATGGGTTAGTTAACGATAATGAAAAACTATTTAAATCATCTTCTAATCCTAATAAATAAAGATGCATTAATGCAATTTTATTTAATTCTTGAATTAACGATTTTTGTATTTTATTGATTGTTCTTGCAAAACGAATATCCATCAATGCAAGATTCTTACCATCACCAACAACTTCTTCAAAACCTAAGAAAGCTTTAGGGATACGTAAAGCCGCCAATAATTTCTTTTGAATATATTCAATATCTGCAATTTCGCCCAAGTTCTGAGCTCCTGGTAATGTTTCGATTGGATTTGTTTGTGACGGGTCACGAACAGGTATGAAATAATCTTGGTCTACAGCCATTTGATTGTATCTCATATCCACGTTACCATTACGTGGGTCTTGTATTTGGTCTCTTTTAAATTTATTGGCAACACGTTGTACATATGGTTCAATATCTTTATCGTCCATATTACCAACAAACACCTTGAACACACGTCTTTCAGGTGCTCTTGATGTTCTATAAATTAACATTGCATCTTCAGCAAGTAAAAGTTGTTTCCAAATTCTTCTAATCTTATCTAACATAGAAGTACCATATGGTAACTTTCTATCGTCACCCAATAATCTAAAGTGAGCAACTTCCCAAGCTTGGAATTCCATATCTTTGTTCTTCCAAGTAAATCTTAATTCTCTTGTTGGTAGTTTTAAATCAGAACTTTGATTTGGACTTTTTCCTGTTGCACCCTCTAACCTCTCTATTTCAATATTCGGTAATTGTTGGCAACCAATAATACCCTTTTCTGGATCAATTTTTAAATAAACAAAATCGTCACCATACTTACAAAGACCTCTTGCCCACATTTGTAAATTGGTACTTATATCTAACTTATTATTAAATAAGTCCACTAAAATACTTTTAACTCTATCTGATTCTGAATATATGGTTAATATTTCACCCTTTTCGGACATTGTTGTAGATTCTTCAGCGTATATGTCTAACGACGCTGAAATTTCAGGAGTAAACTCCATAGACTCGTAGTCATAATATGCTGCCAATCTATTTGGTTCGTAATAAACAGATTGATTATAAACCGATTGGTCTAACTTGGTCCATTTATCTGCAATGTATTGCGATTGTTGTGCTTGCAACATCGCCTTTTCGTAGTCTTCTCTACTATCTGTTTTTAATAACTCATCTTTGTTAAAATTAAAAGATGGTGTTTTATCCTTAATCGATTGACCCGGATAACCAAACATTCTTGTTAGTTTCTGAAAGACGGTGTAATTCTGTTCTGCCATATCTATAAATACTTTTCTTTATAATATAAACTAAATTATTAGTAATTGGAACATTATTTTGATCTTCCAAATAACCAATTATATTCTTGATATTGGTTCTTACCGGGTACGTTACGTATATCTTTAAATGCTGGATTATCGTCAAACCCCATTGATCCTATTTGGTCGAAAGCGGTCCCATATGAGTAAAAAGACTTATTTGGTTCGTATGTACGTTCACTCATTGTCCAAGAATCTAACATTGCTTTGTTAGCATTTTCATTCTTTTGTAATAAGTTAAAAGATACGTCTGCAGCGTATAATGCCATTGACATACCCATAATGGCATCATCGTGTGAACCTTTCATATGGTCAGGTCTTCCATTCATGTAAACAAACGTATTGAGTTCGTTTAATAATCTTGCAGATCTAACAATAAATCCCTTCCTAAGTTGCTCTTCAAATGCGGCAACAATTTGAGTTCTTTTATTATTGAAGTTAAGTCCTGGTATTTTCTCCATCGCTTTGGCGTTATAGTCCCAAATGTTTTGAGTATTAACTCCTTCAATGTAAACATTCTTATAGTTTAACTCAGTTAATTTTCTTGATGTGGCAACACCCATACCACCTGTAATATCCGTAACAATAAACGCATTACCATATAAAATAGCCCATTTATATGCAACGGCAGCTAAATCATCAGGAGGTATTTTACCAATATATTCCGCAACCTGTTCTCTATCATCAAAATCAATAATTGATATTGCTGAAAAATCCTCACTATCTCCTCTACTCACATCCACCCCCATAATATAACGATGACCGATGATTGGTTCTTTCCATTGCCAAAATGTGGCTTGCATGTATTTTTCAATTGGTTCTCTTATCATGTTCTTAGCAATATTCTCTTGAATATCGCCAGGAATAACACCATCTCCCGAACCTAAGAAATCACATTCCAACTCCTGAGCTATCTTACGTCTATCATATTTAAATTTCTTAGACATTGACTCAAACCAAGATGAAAATGGTTTATAACCGTCTTCTAAAAGTTTTAGATATTCTTTCATGTCAAAATCATGTAGAACAACTTCATCATCATTATATTGTTCTCTATTTAACATGTAATGACAGATGTCTTGACATTTTATCCAACGTAAATCTTTGGTGTAACGAGGGTCTTTAAACCATCTTAAATCGGTTATATGGAAATCATTGATTCCACGTAATGCTTGGTCGTAAACACCATAATAGATGGGGTCGTAACCATTTGGAGTTGAGATAAGAATAATCTTACCACCCGTTGATAGGGACGCCATAGAGGCCGCCCAAAAATCATCTCCCGCTTCAATGTATGCCGCCTCATCAAATACAAGTATGGTAGGTGTGTAACCACGAAGGGCATCCGCTGATGTTGCAACCGCCTTAACCTCACATCCATTGTTTAATCTAAATCTACTTTCTGAGTTTTTATCGGGTGAGAACCCAACATTAATCCATTCAGGCCATTGTTCTAAGAAATGTCTAACCTTATTAGCCATCTCCACCGCAGTATCACGTTTGTTTGCAATAAGTAGAACTCTCTCAGGATTATCTGGTTTTGCTAATTGTAATTTTTTTGATAACCAAGCAGCCGTTACTGTTGTAACACCGGCTTGTCTATATTTTCTTGTAATATTTTCGTTGTAATCTTCGTAGTCCTGTATTAGTTGAATTTGGTCTTCAAATAAGTCCATTGGGACATATTTCTTCTGTGTATTATCAAATGTCTGTAAATACGTTCTAAGTGCATATGGGGTATCTTTTATAATCTTAGCATACTCCATTAATTGTTCTGCTCTACTATTCATATATATAAATACAAAAAAAGGTGGTTAAAACCACCTTTTCAATTATTCATCGTCATCGTCATATGTTGACATACTATCATCGTAGTAATTTTTATTAATATCTTTCCTAATGGAATCATAATAATCTTTAATCATTTTTTCACCTTTTGAAGTCTTTCCTATTACTTCTTTCATCATTGTTAAAAACTCTTTAGCTTCTAATGTGTAAAGGCTAGATAAAAAATATGATTGTAAACCTTCTTCATTTTCATCAATAACAACTTCATCGGGTAACATACCTCTTACTCTATTCCATATTGATGGTCCTAATCTTAAATCCCACATTTCTTTGTCCATAGTGTCTTCATAACCTGAAACCTTATTCCATAACTCCTCATCAAAATCACCATTTTCATCTCTTGGTCTTCCGTGTACTGCAAGTAATTCTAAATAACCTTTTATACATTCATGAACGGCAACAGGAAAATTCTGTGCTCGTACTTTAATGATTGGTGGTTCCCCTTGTTCAATTTCTTCGGTGCCAGCAACTTGTCCCGATTTACCCATTTGTGACAAAAATATATCAGGAAATTGCCAATAAGTCGTGTCATTTATTGACATCATAACACCATATAAATCTAAAATAGTTTCACTTTTAGTTATATCTAAAATCTCCTCACTAACCAAATGATACGAATAATGACCTTTTTTAGATGCTCCCTGACTAATTGCATTAATTAATCTTCGTTTAGCTCTTTCTAAATTTAATCTTTCAAAATCACCATCAATCTCATTATCTAAATCAACCTGAGGTATTTGGATAGTTTCTTCATCATCCATATTAAAATTATCCGTAGATATACTGCTACCATCAACAATTTTTACATCCCATTGAATTGAATCTTTTGGTATATGAAATTCATTCATAACTAATTTGATTGCTAATTGTTCCAGTTCGGGTCTAACATTCCTTTCAATTCTAATAATCTCAAAGTGAGATCTCATCATAAATGAGGAGAATTCACTATATTGTGATTTGTTATTTAAATTTATTTTATTTGGATAATGTGGACCTAAATAATGATTAACATTAGATATAACTTCTTGATATCTTTCTGATGCCAATAACTCTTGAAAGTTTTGTTCTTGTGAATTTTCACAAATTGGCATAGGTATTTTAGTTAATGAAGTGTCTTCATTTTTTAATTTATGTTGTAAACCTCTATCGGGTCTATCAACACTTGAGAAATTCATTGCCATACGTTTAAATTATATTAAGGCTAATATAAGATTTATTTCTTATAATACCTAATTTAAACCTTACTTTTCTCAGCTTTTGGTTTTGGTTTTGTAAATGGACCCGGTTGATTTGGGTTATGAGGTTTCGGTTTTGTACCTGGCGTAACCTTTGGTTTAGATGGTTTTGTCTCAACATCACCATCTGATGAAGATTCATAGGTCATAAATTCAGGAACATCGTTATGTCCAATATTAACGTTTGGACCCGCCTCTTGTAATTTAAATTGTATCATTTCCATAATTTCATTTTTAGATGTGAAACTATGATAGTTATTTTCCGCTAAAGATTCAACCCATTCTTTAACTTCTTTGTCTTTTGTATCTGTTTTAACTGATTTTTTTTTCTTTTGACCCTTTAATATTTTAAAATCTTGTCCATCAATTTTACCATTGTGGTTCTTGTCTAATTTCTTTTGATTACCTTTTAAGTCCTCTTTTACCTCAACTTCAATATTTGGGTCGTTCGCAATTGCTTGTAATTTGGGATCTCTTAATTTCTCAGCATCAATAACCATTCTTTCATGTAAATCAGAAAGTTGTTTATCGCTGAAATTAACTAACGTTTTTTCAGACATACCCTCACTTATTAACATCTTAACTAATTCTGACCTTTTCATGATTCTTTAATTTTTAATTCTTCTTTTATTAAAAGATATTCTCTTTGTTTTAATTTTTTTGTTACACTTTCTAATGATTCACCAAATTTAAATGATATTCTCTCAAATTCGGAATCAAAATTAAATTTTTCCCATCCCAACGCAACTACACCATCTACTGCATCAATAACTCCGAAATAATCGGAGTCTTGAATTAATTCTAAATGTAAATCGGTATCTTTTAATAATCCAACTAAATCAACGTATTCCACCTCAGGTGATTTTGGTTGAGATGTTGAGGAGGATGGGATAACAAACCATTCATCCATATCTATTTCTGTACTCTCACTAAAAATGAATTCGTATTGTTTTTGACCTTTATAGTCTGAACCAATTTCATTTATATAGATTAACTTCATTATTTGAAATATTTTCCTAATGTTGTTTGAATACTATTGTTAATCTCCTTTTTCATTTCTTCCAAATCTAACTCAACTTCCTCATCCATAGGTTCTTCTATTGGATGACTATCTTCACCAAAGTCTACTCGAACATTTTCAGAAAAGTCTACATTAACATCTTCCTCCATTTCTAAATCAGCATAATCCGCTAAACTAGTCTCTTCAGTATCAAAATCCGACGAAGAGTTTATAAAATTTTCTAACGCATCCATTGTTGTGTCATATCCTTCACCAATTTCAGAATCTACAGGTTCTTCCGCAGATACCTCATCTTCAGGTGACGGCTCTTCAGAAGGAACTTCTTCGCCATCTTGTTTTTCGTCACGTTCAAATTTCTTAGCAATATCTTCAATATCATCATCTTCTAACTTATCTAAATTAACAGCAGAAATAATCATATTAAGAACATATTTTATATCATCACTTTCCATTGATTCGTGTTGGTCTCTTAATTCTTGACCTAACTTACCTGCAAATTTTTGTACTTCCGCCATGTAACTTGATCTTTTTCCTGATGCATCGTCTTCACCATCTACAGGTGCTTCCGGTGCTGGTTCTTCAGCTGGTACTTCAGGTGATGGTTCTTCAGATGGTACTTCAGGTGCCGGTTCTT